CACATCGCATTTAGCGGCAGGATTGCCGTCGTCGCCTGCTCAGCAGAAGGCGCCTCCTCGGCGTCGATCACACCGAGGAGGCGCAAGGACCACGCGATCAGGTCGATGACCTTCACGGCCCGACGCCGACAATTACGCCAGCGTCACACGCACGCCGATGCGGGCCTTGATGACCTGACCGGCCTGCGACGCCGACTCGAGCGCGACGCCCCATGCGACGTCGGCCGCAGCGGCCGCCGCGGCCTGCCCGCTTGAGTTGGTCGACAGCAGCGCGCCCTGCGTGACGGCGCCGCCGACCTCGACTTCGACGATGCCGTCGACGGCGATGGGCACATCCTCGCCCGCCAGCGCGACGCGATCCGCAGCCGATACGCCGATGACGGAATCGGTATCCGCAGCGCCCTGCACGACGACGCCGGCGCCGGTGTCGAACTTGACCAGGCGGCGCGGCGCGATGGTGCCGCCGGCGCGATAGTCGATGATCGCCTGCGGCAGGTTGTTGCGGCCGTGGACAGCGACCTTGTCGCTGTGACGGTTCGCAACGTCGACGATTGGAGCAAGACCCATTTTCAGATCTCCTGTGTTCGGTTCCTGTGACTGCCCTCGCGTGCCGAGACGCTGCTGTTACGCCGGCGGGGTCAGGCTGCCAGAGTGGCCGAGACGGCACGCGAGCTCGGGCCGCAGCGCGCCGAACGCCGCCATGACGTCGAAGCGCATCATGATCAGGTCGTTGACCATGTCCGAACCCTGCACGACGCGAATCGAGATGCCGTCGTACACACGGCGCGACGTCGGACGGTCGGGGTACTCGGGCAGATCCACCGTCCCGAACGTGAAGGCGTCCTTGACGTAGGCGAGCGACACACTGTAGGGCGTGCTCGCCGTGCCGGCGATGGTGATCGCCGCGTTGTCGGCCGGCGATGCCGTGACGTTCTTTTCCGAGCCGTCCGTGATGATTTCGGGGTAGATGCTGATCTGGCCCGCACCGCCCGCGTAGTCCTCCGTGACGACGAACTGACGCGGATAGCCGAGGTCAGCCTTGGTCTGCGGATGCACCGCGTTGACGCCGTTGATCGTGATGATTTCGCCCTTGAAGATCGGGCCGCTACCGGTGTCGACGGTGAGCTTGCCGCCTCGCTGATTGGCGCCGTTGACGAGATAGCCGGTGCCAGCGCCGCGCGGGGCCTTCGGCAGCACGGTCGTGTAGTTCCAGTCGAAGCCGGCGGCGCGACCCATCTCGCCTTCCTCGTACTGGACCTTGAGCTGCTGCTGCGAATTGAACAGGCCCTTCAGCGCATCGATGACGTTGAGCTGCGCGGTGTTGTCCAGGAGCATGTTCTTCGTGCCCTTGAACCCACCGTTGTCCTCGATGAGCTTCTTGGCCATGTTCGCGTACCAGAGCGCGTTGGCCGACGTGAACGCGCCGGTGACCGGACCGGTCTGATTCGGCGTCGCCTTCACCGCCATCTCGAGCACTTCGGCCTCGAGATTCACAACGAAGTCGGCGACCTGCTGCGCCAGATAGCGCCGCTCGAACTCCTCGATGTCGAGGGCGAGCTCGGCGCTCGAAAACTGGATATCGAATCCGCGCTGACCGAACACCGTGACCGGCCGCAGGATGGTCTGCAGCGGGTTCGGGTCCGCAACGCGGCCCTTGCGGTACTTGCCGTGCTGCGGGATCGGCACGCGCAGCGTGTCGCCGATCTTCGCCTGTTTGTCTCGGAATGAACTGTCGTACTCGCGGTTGATGGTCCGCAGGAACGTCGACCTTTCGCTGATGAGCATCAGCGCACGGTCTGCGATCTTGTCGGTTGTGAGAAGCTGATTGGGCACGGTGTTTACTCCTCATGCGCCGCCGCCCGATCAGCGGTCAGCGGCGCGCTGCTTGTCTCTGACGTCTCCACTCCGCGATGCGCTCCTCGGTCGTCATGTCGTCGATGCTCTTGATCGTCGACGTGCCGCTCGGGAGCTCAGGCGGCGGTGGCGGGGTTTTCGTGACTTTCGGAGGCAGCTCGCGCCGCTGGCTGTTCGCGCCCTGCAGTCGGGCGTCGATCTCTGCGAGGCGCTGCGCGATCTCGAGCGCGGATTTCCCGCGGAGCTGGTCGATTTCGGCCGGATGCTGGACGAGATGGCGAGCGATCCACAGGTCGCGCGGATGGCCTTTCAGGAGGTCGACCACCTGCTGCGGGATGTCGACCGGCGCCGTGATGACCTCATCCCATGCGCCCGGGCCGAATTCGGCCTCGAACTTCGCGCGTCGCGCCTCGAATGCGCGGCGGGCTTCCTCGGCCGCTTGCTGCTGCTGCCGAAGCTGCTCCTGCTGCTCGCGCTCGGCGAGCGCTTTCTTCAGCTTCTGCTCGACGAGGTAGTCGGTGTAGGCCTCGATGTCATTGTCGAAGTCGGCGAGCGTCTTCGGCTGCGCATCGGGCTGCACCGATTCGCCTGCCACGTACTGCTGGCTGATCGCCTGTGCAGTCTGCGGCTGAAGCTGACGCAGGAGAGCGGTGAATTCGGCGAGAGCCTGCCTGCGGCCCCTCTCTTCGGCTCGTGACAGCCGTTTCCGCATCCAGGGCTCGAGCTTGCGATCGCGGTCGTCGCGATCATCCTGCTCGTCATCGCCCTGATGCTCCGCCTCGGAGGCAGTGGCGTCGGGCTTCCCCTGTTCGTCCGCCGGGGCAGCGTTGGAGTCCGGCTTTTCGCCCTCGGGCTTGCCGCCGTCCGCGGGCGCGTCCGCGGTCTGCGTCGCCTGGGGCGCCGGAGTTGCCGTGTCCGGGCGTTCGGTGATGTTCGCCTGAGCAGCGCGAAGCTGGCTCAGTACGCCGGTGTCGGTTGATTTCAGCTCAGGCTCGCTCGGCTGCTGTGCGGTCTGCTGACCCTGCGCCGTGCCGCCCTGAGCATCCGCGGCCGACCCCGCGTGATTGGCAGTAGTAGTCATGTTCCCTCGTGTGGTCAAGGTTCAATGTTTGACGTTTCGCCCATTGGAGACGTGAATGGTGGCAGCCCGCCGACGACGCGCGAGATGCTCTCGGCGGTCTGCGCCTGCGTGCGCTCGATGTCGGCAGGCGTCGTCGCGCGGATGCGCTCGGCCTCGGCGGCCGTCTTGTCCGCTTGCGCAGCGCGAAGCATTGCGTCGGCGACATCCTTCGGATTCGGCGGCGGCGGCTCGGGCGGCGGCGGATCGTTCTCGCCGGGCTCGAGCAGGCCCTGCGAGATGAGGATGCGCCGCACGGCGGTCTCGAACTCGTCCATGCCGGGCACGTCGAGATTGCGGATGAGCAGGTACTTGGCGAGTTCGCCGATCGGCCCGGGCGATGTAGCGAGCGCTTCGGCGGCCTCGGCGACCTCGAGGCGCTGCGTTTCGAAGCTCTTGCCGGCAGTCACTGTGACGTCGAATTTTCCGCGGCTGAGATCGTTGAGGATGACCTCGCGGCCCGTCTCGTCGTCGATGACCGGCACATTGACCTGGTAGAACTTCTCTGCACCGTCCTCGCCGAGAACGCGAATCGTGCGCGTCGAGTCGTAGACCTTCGGGATGAGATCGACGAGCAGCTCTCCGGTGTACACGAGCGCCTTCATGTGATTGTCGATGAACACGTAGTTGCTCGTGTCGCCCTCGCGCTGACGCGCGATGATCGCGCGGCCGCTCGTCTCGTTGCTGCGCGCGCCGAGCGATGCGTCGTAGATGCCCGTTGTCGCCTTGAGCTCGTCGATCGAGAGCGCCGACAGGTTCGCGAATGCCGCCGGGAACTGTGCCGCCGGCTCGCGCGTCGGGCGCGCCTGGGGGGCTGCAGGGTCCGGGTTGTAGAGCAGCACAGGCGGATCGTCGTAGCCGAGCCGCTCGTAGTAGGACTGCAAACCCTCGATCATCTTCGGCGTCGCGGTAAGCGGCGAGTTCGGCATTTTCGCGACCACCTCGACGAGCGTCGAGAGCTCGAAATTGTGGATCATCTGCGCGTCGCGCCCGTAGCGCGTCATACCGCAGAAGTACTCCTTGCCGTCGACGATGTGATACTCGCCCCAGTTGATGACGATCGGGAAGTGCTTCCCCGGCCACTCGACGATTTCCGACAGGCGCTCACGGCCCGAGATCAGGCAGCACTTGACGACGTCGACCGTGACATCGCGGACCTGCATGATCGTGATGCCCTGCCGTGCCGCCTCGCGTGCGACAGGATCGAACTCGACCGCGTCGACTACGGCGCCAGTCGAGAGCAGATAGATCGTCTTGCGCTTCGGCTCTTTCCACCAGTAGCGCGCGATGCGCACTTCGTCCTGGTACCACCAGTAGCTATCGGCCCCGCTGAGCGCCGGGCCGAAGTCGACGACCTCGCGGCCGGGATAGAGCTCCTTGAACTTCTCGCGCGGGATCAGCGTCGAGTGAAACGCATACCGCGCATCGCGGCGGAAGAAGTCGCGCGAGGCCGGGTCGAATACGACGGCGAACGGATCGATGATCGGCGCGATCTTCGGGCACTTGTCGAATCCCGACTCGTTCTCGTACTCGATCTTGATTTCCCACGCGCCGCGACCTGCAGTGACGGCCCACGTGAACCCGTAGTCGTAGGCGATCTTCGCGTGTGAGATCGCCTCGATGTTGCGGATGAGGCCCTGGTAAATCTCCGCGAGCGTGCGATCGGTGTCCTCGACTGGGCGGAGCTTGATCTGCGGGCGATTCTGCAACTGCTCGCCCGTGACGCGCCGGATCATCTGCCGGATACGATTGAACTCGTAGCACGGGCGATTGCGGCGCTTCTTCGTCAGATGTTCATCCCACTGATGGCCCGGGATCATCGCAAAGCGATAGTCGCTGATCGCCTTGCGGCGCAGCTCGCTGTGGCGCTGCTCGGCCTCCTCGAACTTGTCGAGCGCGTCATGCACGAGGTCGCGATCGGACGTCGGGCGCGTCGTGTTCCTGGTGTCGTCTTTGCGTGCCATCTGAGGGAGCTTCAACAGTCAGGGCTCACAAGTCAGGGAACGTCAGCGACGGCGCGTAGCCGCGCGAAAACTGCGTGACGAACTCGGTCGGCAAGGGCGTCTTGTCCCTGCCGAGCTCGTCGAAAATCCGGTCGGCGCACACACACGCGAGCCCGAAGGCATCGGCGGCGTGCGATGACCAGTCGTGTTCGGGGCCGAGGCCGATGTCGAGCTGCGGATGCTTCTTCTCGTGATACCAGCCGAGCGCCTCGATGCCTGCCGCGCACGTCGGCTGCTTCGCATGGTCGGCGCCCTCTGGCGCGTTGAACCAGATCGACGGGAACCAGCGCCGGGCGGCTTCGATGCGCAGCTTGGCCGCGCCCGTGCCCTGATTCGGGATGACCGTGACCTGATAGCCGGCCCTTCGAAAGGCCGACTCGAAACTCACGTCGAACACGCGATCGTTGGTGTCGCCGTCGTGCGGCAGATACACCTGGCAGCGCGCGGGCGTGTATCCGCGCGTGCGCATCCACTCGAGATGTACCGAGAGCGGCTGACCGACGGCCTCGTAGTAGTCGAGCGCGCGAATCTCGCGGCCGACGAACTGCATGATCCACATGCTAAATGCGTCGGCGCGCATTCCGGTGCCGCCGAGGTCGCAGAACGCGCGCAGCGTGAGCAGCGGATCAGGCGCGACGCGACCTATGCGGCCCTGCTCCTTCGCCTCGGCGATGCAGCCAGCGTAATACGCGCCGGAGAGCACGCGCGCGTATTCGCCCTCCCACACATGCGGATAGAGCTCGGGCTGCGTGCGCAGGAAGTCCTGCCGCTCCCGCTCGAGCTCGTCATTCCAGAACGGGTTATCGCGCCAGTTGGCGCGCACGACAATCGCGCCGCTCGGCAGCAGCGGGCCGCGCAGCAGGAGCTCGACGGCATCGGTCGGGCGCGTCGGGTTCCACGAGAACCATCGTTCAGCGCCTGGCGCGCGCAGCGTCGGGCGAAGCAGGTTGATCGAGTGCATCGTCGCTGTGTGCGCTTCCTCCCACCACGCGCGCTTGAAACCTTCAAGGCTCTTGATCGAGTCTGCGGTGTAATCCCGCATGCCCTTGAAGATGATCACGCCATCGCCGGGCGTCGCGATGCGCTCCTGGTAGATTTTGAAGCCGTCCCGCTCACTGAGGCCGAACGCCGCAAGCTTCATCTCGATGAGATGCTTGCTCGACTGCGTGAGGTCGCGCTGAACCTCGCGGATGCAGATCGCGCGCAGGCCTTCGCCGGCGCTGTTGCCCGGCTCGACGATCGCGTCCTCGATGAGCTGCTCGGCGAAGAAGTGCGATTTTCCGGACGCGCGGCCACCGTACGCGCCCTTGTACGGCGCCGGCTCAAGCAGCGGCTCAAAGACCTTAGCGACCTTGCGCCTCAGGATTCGCACTGACGATCACCCGCTCGATTCGCTCAATGACCGGCCCGCCGTCTGGGCCGGAATGCTCCATATGATCCCGCTGGCCGAGCAGTTGCTTGCCCAGCCAGATCATCATCGTGACGTTGCCATTCTTCGCCGCTTCCCACTGCATGCGGCGCAAGCTCGCTTTTGCGTGCTCCTTGCCCTCTTTTAGAGCATCCGCAAAACGGCGAGTCAGGGTGTCAGGCGAGCATTTGAGAACGGCCGCAATCTCCTCGTGCGTGCAGCCGATAGCGGCCAGCGCACGGACCTGCTCGCGGTCAATCTTCTTCCTTGGCCTCGCCATTTGTGATCATCGCCCTTTTGCCACCCATACCGTGATCTTGAGCTGTACTACCAGTGTCTGAGCGAAGACATTCGAGACGGAGCGCGTTTCCCAGGATTCCCCGCGACAACTTTCAGATGCGTGGGAGCAGGCTTTCTCCCTCTCAATCGACCGCCTCCATACTTATGCCTCTCCCTGCTGCAACCTCATCGAATGTTTGCCCCGTCGCTGCTAACTTCGCCTTCTCACCCGTGAACGACTGCCACCTCTTCACTGCGACATCGACGTATAGCGGATTTAGTTCTATTGCGTAACACGCACGACCAGTCTGCTCGGATGCGATGATGGTCGTTCCGCTACCTGAGAATGGATCATAGACCGCTTGCCCTGGACTGCTATTGTTCTCGATCGGGCGGCGCATGCACTCGACCGGCTTCTGTGTGCCGTGTCCAAAGCCTGCATCCTCGCGTGCTTTGATTTGCCAGAGCGTCGACTGCGCGCGGCCGCCCTTCCAGCTCGCCGATGTGCCGCGCACTGCGTACCAACACGGCTCGTGTTGCCAGTGATAGTGGCCGCGACTCAGCGCGAATCGGTCCTTCGCCCAAATGATCTGCGCGCGAATCTCGAAGTCACACGCCTCCAAACTGCGCTGCACTTCGCCCGCAAACTTGCCCGCGTGCCACACGTATGCGACCGAGCCGGGGAACAACGCCCATGCCTCGCGCCAATCAGCGCGGTCATCGTTCAACACCTTGCCCAGCTTCGAGGTGTTTTTGTTCACACCGGCGCGTGCACGCCACGCGGGATCGTACTCAACGCCATACGGTGGGTCGGTCACCATCAGATGCGGCTTCACATCCCCGAGCAGCGCGCTCACGGTGTCCGCCGATGTCGCATCGCCGCAAATCAGCCGGTGCTTGCCAAGCACCCATAGGTCGCCCGGTACACTGACCGCCGCCTCGGCGACTTCCGGTACCTCATCGGCATCCGTCAACCCAACTGACCGGCCGGGGTCCCAGGTGAGAAGCCCCTCGAGCTCCCGCTCATCAAAGCCCAGTAAGCCGAGATCGACCTCACCGGTGTCGAGTTCTCGCAACTCTGTTGCGAGCATGCCAATGTCCCAATCCGCATTAAGCGCGAGCTTGTTGTCGACTATCACGTAAGCCCGCCTCTGAGCCTCAGTCCAGCCACGGGCTACCATGACCGGGACCTCAGTGAATCCGAGGCGCCGTGCGGCCAACACGCGGCCGTGGCCAGCGATGATGGTGCCGTCCTCGGCGACGAGAACCGGATTGGTCCACCCCCACTCCCTCATGGAGGCGGCGATCTGCGATATTTGCTCCTCGCTGTGTGAGCGCGGGTTCCTCGCGTACGGGACCAGCTTATCTATCGGCCAGATTTCGATCTTGTCGGCAGGCCACGGCTTTTTCGTCGCTTCGCTCATGGTTTGCCTTAATGGTTACGTCGTCACTCCTACGCCGATGCCGTCACAGTGACGCTTACCGGTCCGGTTTGGATTGGGGGGTCGTCGAAATATCCGGATGCCTCGCGCACATTGACGCGGAAAACCTGCGTCAGGATCGAGCCATCGTCGAGCGTGGCGTCGCATCGCAGGTTCGCCCATCCGCAGAGCTGCGAGGCGTACATGATCGAGGTCTCGCGCCGGTCCTGGCTGATCTGGGCATCGGACATCACGCCGATTTCGGGCGCGTCGGTGCGCCATGTCGCGGATGACAGTAGGCGCTCACCGAGCGCGCCGTTGAAGTCTGCGACGTATCGCCGCTTCTCGAAGCGGTACAGGCGCGAGTGATGCGGGCTCGCGCGATCGTAGGCAGAGACGTAGGCCCGTGTCGCTCGGCTACTCATGGTAGCGTAAGCCTATGCGTGCGACGTTTCACATGAAACGTCAATGCGTTGAGTCTCTGCCTCGATCTGCCGGCGAATGCGCGCAACGATCTGCGCGACGTAGGCCGGCGTGAGGCCGGTGAGCTGCGCGAGCTCCTTGTTGGTCCGGGCATGCGCGCGCCGCCTGGCCTCGGCCTCGAGGAGCGCCTGAATCTCCGGCGTGATCTTCCGCGGCTGAGGCATGGCGTCAGCGCCTCCGGCCCTTGCGCTCCGGCAGCCGCGCGGTGCCGCGCTCGCGGTCGGCGGCGTGGAACTCCCGCGCGACCGACTGCGGGATGCCGGCCTTGCGGGCGACCGCAGGATCGCGGGCTGCGGCGGCCATGAGACGGGCCTG